AGAAAAGTTTTAAATAGGAAACCTAATCCCGATGTTTGAAACATCGAGTATCGTAGAATTACTAATCTATAAAACAAAAGTAAAAAACCAATTAAGAGAGAACCAAATAATAAATAAGAATAATTCTTTGAATTAAGCAATTGATAAGGATTTTTCCAAAATAAATAGATTCCTCCTAATACATAAAAAATTAATAAAAAGTTTATTTTGGTTATAAAACTAAAATAATTGCTAGTAAATATAAAATAGATCCAGAGAGAAAGTAGTATTATAAATAACCATGATTTTAATGTGTCTTTTATAAAATCTTTCAAGTTCTCCATTTTATATTTTTATCATATTATAAATTTTCCATAGCCGTCTTTTTTCCATGACAATCTCTACAAAGTGCTATTAGATTATCTATGTTATTGGTACCTCCATATTCTAAACGAATTTTATGATCCACTTCAAACCATGCCGGTAGTTGTTTTTCACAAGAACCACAAATCCAACCTTGTTGAGAAGCGACATATTTCTTTTTTGTTTCACTTACACTGCGTTTATGGGTAGAGGTATTTCCAGAATGAATCATTCGTTTCTCTTGAGGTGAAATATTAGTATCTGAAGAAGAAGAGGTAAAATCTAAAATTGGGGAAACCAAATTCATTGCTTCTTTATCAATAGGTAAGTATTTAACCATATTGTTAGCATATTTTAAAAGAGACCTAGATTCTGAAGGATTTTTTTTCATAAATAAATAAACTGAAAGTCCTAAAAATATATAAATTCCCATTGTATAATATTTTTTCCAAGAATAAATAGTTTTAATGAGGATACCATCATAATAAGTATTTGCAATAAAAAAAGCAGTTATTCCTAATATTATTAATTCTAATTTCATTTATTATATACATAAATAATGACAAATAAAAATAAAACTAATAAGATTATAAAAATACTTACTTTATTAGAATTTGGAGGATTTTCATTCTCTCCTTTTGATTTATAATTGGCATAATAAGATGTTAAAAAATCATAATAATCTACATGTGATTTATTCAAACTTCGATTAATTTTATTATGAATAAAATGCATCCATTTGGAAAATGATTTCTGTGAATCAAGATAAGGTTTTAAAGGATATTTATCTAATATATCGCTAAATCTATTCCCAATTTTTTTATCAGGAATAAACAATGGCATATTATAAATTAAATCATAGTACTTTTTTTTAGTAGATGTATTCGGGTGTTTTGGATAACATATTGAAATAGTATGTAAAAAAAACCAAAAAGATGGACCCCATATATCAGCGCTTAATTCCATATAACTATCAAATGATATAAAAACATAGATTATAACCATATAATGCTCAAAAATAATTATACATTTTGCAATAATTGTGGTAAAAATGGCCATTTATATCATCAATGCAAGCTCCCTATTACAAGCGTAGGTGTTATTGCCTTTAGATTATCATATTTTAATACGATTGAATATTTACTTATATGTAGGAAAAATACATTAGGATATATTGATTTTATGAGAGGAAAATATAATTTGTTTAATAAATCACAATTACAGAATTTATTTGACGAAATGACCATAAATGAAAAAAAATTAATTAAGGAAAACACCTTTTCATTTTTATGGAATAATTTATGGAACGGAAATGTAGGGATTCAATATAGGAATGAAGAACCCTCTTCCAAAGATAAATTTAATAAATTAAAAGACGGAATACAATCTTCAATTGAAAAATACAATATAAATTGTTTGATTGAAGAAAGTACAACTAGCTGGGAAGAACCTGAATGGGGATTTCCAAAAGGAAGAAGAAATTTTCAAGAAAACGATTTAGAATGTGGAATAAGAGAATGGGAGGAAGAGACAGGATATTCCAAAAATCAACTTATGTTATGTCAAAATTTAATTCCGTTGGAGGAAATATTTATTGGAAGTAATTTTAAATGTTATAAACATAAATATTTTATTGGAAAAATCGATGAAAATAATCAAAATCCCAATCTTCCTTTTCAAGAATCTGAAATCAGCAAAATTAAATGGTGTAATTTGGAAGAATGTAATAAAATTATTCGACCTTATAATTTAGAAAAAATACAAATTCTGAAAAAAGTGAATAAAATATTACATTTATATAGAATATATATATGAATCAAGATAATTATGAATTTCTTTATCCTCACCATGATGACCCTATGTTTAATTATAAAATAGCGCAAAGAAAAGAATTTCAAGATACTATGTATGAAGGCAAAATATTCAATGTTGAAGAAGAAGCTAATTTATTATGTAGCAAATCTATGGAATTAGCACCTCATCAATTATTTGTTAGAAATTTTTTATCTTTTAATACTCCTTATAATAGTTTATTGCTTTACCATGGTCTTGGATCTGGAAAAACTTGTTCGGCTATTACTGTAGCAGAAGAAATGAGGGATTATATGAGTCAAATGGGAATAACAAAACGAATTATAGTGATAGCTTCTCCAGTTGTACAAGAAAATTTTAAACTTCAATTATTTGATGAAAGACAACTCAAATTTACCGATGGCCGTTGGGACTATGGTGGATGTACAGGAAACGAGTTTTTAAAAGAATTATTTGTTTCTAATCGTAAGGAAGACAAAGAGAAAATAATAAGACAAGCTAAAAAAATTATACAAAGTAATTATTTGTTTATGGGATATACCGAATTTAATAATTTCATTTCAAAACAAATCGAAGTTCTAGGTGAAAATCTGAGCACATCACAAATCCAAAGAATTAAAAAGAAAAAGATTGAAATGCTTTTTAATAACAGACTCATTATTATTGATGAAGTTCATAATATTAGAACTACGCTAGATGGTGAAAATAAAAAGGTTGCCACTAATCTATTATTAGTTGCTAAGAATTCCAAATATTTAAGATTACTATTATTGTCTGCTACTCCGATGTACAATTCCTACAAGGAAATTATATTTTTAATTAATTTAATGAATATAAATGATAATAGATCAGAGGTAAATATTAAAGAAATATTTGATATCGATGGTAATTTTATAACCGATAAAGAAGGAAATCAAATAGGAAAGGATTTATTTATTCAAAAACTAACAGGTTATATTTCGTATGTTAGAGGAGAAAATCCATATACCTTTCCTTATAAAATTTTTCCTAGTATTTTTTCGCCTCAAAATTCACTTGAGAAATACAAATATCCAAGGTTTGCATTGAACGATAAAGTTATTGAAAACAAGATTGAATATTTATCTTTATTCATGTTACCTCTTGAAACATATCAAAATAAAATTTATAATACCATAATTGATAATATTAAGAAGGAAGAAGCAAATAAACTAAAAAATAGTTTTGAAAACATGGATACTTTCGGTTATACTTTATTAATGCAACCTATTCAAGCATTAAATATTACATATCCTGTAAATGACCCAGATCCCAAAAAGGTAAGTGAAAGTATCGGAAAATTGGGATTACGCAATTGTATGGATTTTACAGAAAAAATTGTAAATGGACTACCTGAAAAATCTAACTTTTCATATAAAAAAGACAAAGAACCAATTTTTCAAATTGATAATCTACAAAAATACAGTTCTAAAATGTTTTCAATTTGTAAATCTATTCAAAATTCAGAAGGTATTGTACTCATTTATTCTCAATATATTGAAGGAGGATTAATTCCTATGGCCTTAGCATTGGAGGAATTAGGTTATAAAAAATATAAAACCAAATCATTACTCAAAAATCCTCCAAAAACAAACCTTGGAAATTATATTTTAATAAGTGGAGAGAAAGGACTATCTCCCGATAATATTTCTGATGTAAAGGCTGCTTCCTCAGGAAATAATATTAATGGTGAAAAAATTAAAATTATCCTTATTTCCAAAACAGGAACTGAAGGTCTTGATTTTAAAAATATACGCCAGATACACATAATGGAACCTTGGTATAATGTAAATAGAATAGAACAAATTGAGGGAAGAGGTGTTAGATTTTGTAGTCATAAAGATTTACCCTTTCAGCGCAGGAATGTTTCAATTTTTCTTTATGGAAGTGTGTTAGAGAATAGAGAACAAGAAGCAGCAGATTTATATGTGTATCGTATTGCAGAATTAAAAGCTATACAAATAGGAAAGGTTACAAGGATATTAAAACAGACCGCAGTAGATTGTTTATTAAATATTCAACAAATTGAATTTACAGAAAAAAAAATGAATCAAATTGTAAATTTACAATTATTCAACGGAGAAATGGTACCATATGCTGTTGGTGATAAACCATTTTCGC